AATATTAGTACTGATATTCCACACGTTTGTTCCGAGTCGGCCATCTCCGATGTGAAAGTCGCCCTCATCGCCCCAAATCGGCCAGCGGTACAGAAAGGATGCCGCGCCTGTCGCACTTCCTGACCCAGCGAATAAGGCCCAATCTGCGGCCTCAAGGCTGTTGCTCTGAAAATCCATGACAACGCTATTGGTGATCTCGAACCATGAACCAGGAGTCACACTCACGGTCATATTCGTAGGCCATGTGACGTTATTGGTTACATCCCACTTCCCACCATCGATGATTGCGCGTAATTCCCGTGTCCCGTAGGTGGTGATGAAGTTGGTCAATGTGGTTCCTGTACGTCCGTCACTCCCAAAGGCTGATACCAGAACGTCCGATGAAGGCGTCTTGTTCAGGCTCTGAGCTAAAACGCTTCCGCTTATCAGGAAGGCGAGGGCCAGCGTTGCTCCGATAATTGCAATGTTCTTTCTCATGTCAGAAGGCTCCTTACGTGTACTGAAGGACGTCACCGACTCCAACAGGGCCAAGCAGGGTCGCTGCTGGATACCAGTTGTGTGTGCCGTCGTGTGTTACATTTAAAGTCAGTACGCCACTTGAATTGGTTGTCCTAAACCATTCCACAGTAGAATCACCACTCGGAACTGTAGGAGTCAACTGGTTCGGATCTGTGCTGTCATCGATCAGCCATACCCTGAATAGGTAGGTTCCTGCCGTGTTCGTGGAGATCGTTATCGTGCGGGTATCGCCCGTTCCTGATACAGCAATGCCAAACGCGATATTCGCAGCTTTGCTGGAAACCTGAATCTTTATCCCCGTGTTAGCATCTTGGCAGTTCATAGTGTCTCCTTAGAAATCGGCCCGCATCTTGATGGGCAATGATTTGCTGTCCCAGTTGGTATCTTCCTGTCCCTCAAAGAAATACTTGTTGCTGGTCTGCCGGCCTGTGAGCTTCTCCCATGTGCCGCCGCTCGTGTAGGCCGTGTACGCGCTTCCATCGACGCTATCGAGTGAGAAGCTGTCGGCATCAATCACTGTTACGGTGTAAATCTCATCGTTCAGTTCGGTCATGCCCACTACGCCTGAAATGTAGACCTCATCTCCGGTTGTCAGGCCATGTGCTACATCGGTGATTACTACAGGACTTGCTACCGTTGCGCCTGTGAGGGTCCCTGTGCTGACTTCAAAGCACGTCGTTATCTCAAGCTCGTAGGAGCCAGCATCGAGATCGTCAAGGTCGGTGTTCTCCCAAGACAGCAGGCAGTAGCCCGTAGTCCCGCTGTACAGCTTGGAACATTTTCCAGAGGCAAGGATGCTCGTGGTACTTTTCTCCCTGAATTTCCAGTAGACTTCTGTGGCCGTAGCGGATAGGTCTACCCAGCAATCGTACTCGATATCCCCAACTCTCAGCTCGAGATCGGGAAGCTGGTCATTCGCATGAAATATGAGTGCATCCATTTTGGCTCCTTAGAAGTAATACGGGTTTGAGCGATATCCTCTCGGTACAAACGGTTGTGGTGAGGTTGCCTGTAATTCCTTGTTCATCCCGCCACGGCTCTGATCAATCTTGGCCTCAGCGATATACCGCCAGTATTCATTGTAAAACCATGCGGCCCCGCTAACGTCCGTCCAGCTCTTCTTAGGGATTGTAAGTACACGAGCTATGGTTCCCCATGCCCAAGCCTTGTTGTGGTCCTCGTAGAGGCAGCTAGGGACGATTATAGCCTCTTCTGTGGGCTTCAAGACCACCTGCACGACGAGTCCCTCGGCATCTGTGGCTGTATCGCTACTTGGCTCATGTACGAGTTCGATCTGCTGCTTGTTGGGCAAGAGGTAGTCGCTGGATGGGAGCTGTATCACTTCATCAAGGGTCACGAGTGCTACCGTCTGGATTCGTGAGTAGCTCGGATTCTCCAAGTCGTAGGTGTCCACGCCGTCCCTGACATTGATTGCGTCCATTGTGCAGAACCATGCCTGCGTTTCCCTGCAAAATTCTATAATGACGTCCCTGAGCGTATCGAGTAGAAGCGGGTTATCCCCGTCGAGTCCCGGGGTGTACGGGGTGATCTTCTTGTACAAGTCGCTCATCGGGGTAGTCGTGCTCATGTGCTTACCGCCCTATCGTAATCGTCCTGGTGCATCTGCATCTTCGCAGCGTTGTCGGCATCCTCGCCTGTTTCCTCAAAGATGCGAACGCAGATGTAGTCGGTCAAAGCCTTGGTGCCGTGGATATTGATGGGGAGTTCCTTTGCGAGTGAATCAAGATCGCCAGGGTAGGATGTCAGTATCGTGCTGACGTAGAAGAACTCAGGGTGCGTGGACCAAAGCTCCCTGAGTCCTTCATTGCAATACGCCAACATGGTAGGGGGCACATACCGGTACCCGGGTTTCGTGTCTGCTACCTGTCGTCTGACTGGAATGTTTATGAGGTCCGATGCTAGCATCTAGTTATTCCTTTTCCGCCAGTTTTTCTTTTCGTGCCCTACGGATGTTAATCCGCAATTCGTCCAGTTTCCCGGCTTTCTTCACGTCCACCTTCTCTGCCTCAGCAAACAGAGCGCCCTGTCCCATCTCGGTCAGGTCGTCTGCGTCCTCTGCCGCAAACTCTGGTGCCGCTTCTTCCGGAGCTGCAGTTTCAGCAGTCTTGATCACGGGCATCGATGCAGTCACAGCCGCATTGAGTTCGTCCCTGATCACCTGAGCGTCCGCAAGCGGATCAATCGGCACCTTCATCTCCTGAGCCGCTGTCCGCAACTCACCGACGTCCATCTCGTCAAACGTCTTCTTCTTCGGTACTTCCATTCCCGGCGTCTCTTGAGTCTCTACCGACTTCTGGTATGCAGCGAGTTCTGCCGCAGGAACAAGTCCTTCAGCTACGAGCCTCTTGAGTTCCGTGAGCTTCAGGTCCTCTTCTGTAGGAGCTTCCATTCCTGACATCTTTAGATGCCTGTCCTGAATCTGTTGCTCTTTCAGTTTGGCCCTGCGTGCGTAAGCCTCTTCTTGTGTGATCGGCTCCATCTCATCTTGCTTCGCCAATAGAGGTGTCCGCTGGTACACCTGAAGCGTACCTTTCTTTCCAAGCCAGTATCTCTTTAACTCTGCCATCTCGCCCACCTTTCGTCTTTCCCGGTTTACCCTTGTTATCTCTGTTACCCGTTTTTCCGCGCTTCAACAGCTAATTTATGCTCTATGTCACGCGATGCCTGTGCCGCCTTAGCTTCTTCTTCGCTGATCGGTACAAGATTTTCATTCTTGAGAAGTAATTCAGTCGCCTGACAGACGTTGCCGTTCTCAGGATTCAGAAGCCATTTGACGGGGCTCTTACCAATGCTCTTGGGACAGCCTGCAACGAGCTCAACTTCGTCGGAGTCATCAGACTCAGCAGCTTTCGCGGCTTCTTTCTCAGCCTTCTCTGCGGCCTTGGCTTCTGCCTTCGCCTGCTTTTCAGCTTCCTTTGCGGCCTTCTTTGCGTCTTTCTCTTCTTGTGTCGCCATTGTCCGTCTCCTGTTTTTAGTTCGGGGTCTCAGCCTTCGCGCCCATAGCGTCTGCTACCGCCTTGGCGACTGTGCTCTCAACCATCTTCTGACTTCCTGTGTCGATCAAACCTCGATCTTCCAGCCAAGTCATTCCTACCATTGTCCCAATAAAAATCAGTACCAGCACTGCCACGAATCTTAAAATCGTACTGGATTTCCCAGAAAGTGTTTTGCCGTTGAATCCCATTTCGATTCGGTCGGCGTTCCCATTAGCCTTCTCTATAATCTTGTCAGGTAGCTCTTCTTCGCAATACTTCTTCAGCTCAACGACCGTCGCCTTCGTGTCCCTTGCATCTCTACGTGCCTGTAGGGTATGTGTCACGCAGTCCTCCAATACGACAACGACCTTCGGGAAGGCGTCACAGTTGGTCTCGTGCTCCAATGCCTTAGCGGCATCGAGATGCGATTTTGCGAGTCCTTCTGTAGCTGTGTCATCTGACATTCCATGTTCCTTTCCCCTGAGAACTGGGAGCGGGGAGGGTCGTTCCCGCCCCCAGTCTCACCCTGCATGAATCAACTTCCGTCAATATCTTCAACATCCATCACAACAGCCCATACACGGAGTTTACCTGCGGCACCAGCGTCTGCGCTGACTTCGCAATCCATGTAGTCTGCAGCCGCGATAAGGACGTTTGCCACGCCCTGACCACCACTGTAAGAAGTGCCTGCCGTCGCGATAGTCGCGCTCTCACCGAGGAACTGAGTTGCGCCGCCGCTACCTCCGCCTACCCCGAGGGATGCGGTGATGACGTTCGTTGTAGGCACTATGACTTCAAAACCGGCGTTCATGATCAACGTGCGTGCATCGAACAGGAAACACTGAACTGCGTCGTCTGCGGCATCCGTCACGCCACCAAGCGTGATATCAACCTCAAGGAGTCGGGGCATGTTGCCGAGCGCCGGAGCGCCACGTCTTTCCATATTCCCATACTGATCTGTAATAACTGTAGCCATTGCTACCTCCTAGTTATGTTTCTACGGTTTGAGAAAGGGCCGGAGGAGAGGCGTTTATTTGCCTACTCCTCCACGACACCCGTTTCTACAGTTTAACCTTTCTTCGCGTAAAGCCAGCCGAGGGCTTCAGGTTTCACAACCTTGTAGCCATAGACCTGCAATCCACGGAAGAGACGACCGAACGCAAACGGGTTCGGAAGACTCTCGTTCTCAACCAACTGCGATGCAAACGTGATGGCGTCCTTGGTACCGAAGATGATGCAAGTAGCCGTAGCCGTTGCACCGTCCGTGGTCGTCGCCAGGAGGTTTGACTTGTAAACAGTCATGGTATCGAGTTCACCAATGCGGCCATTCCGCAGAGGAGAAACCGAGTCACCCGTGATCTGGGTGTTCTTGAGATCCGACAGCTTGATGATGGTACACATCCACGCGGGGATGACCATCCAGCGGCCTTCGTCAGGAGCGTTCTGCTCGTCAAGAACCTGCCCGCACTCAACTACCTTGTCGAGAACGGTGGCCTTTGCGAGCGAGACCGAAGTACCTGCGTCAACACCGAGATCGATGTTGCCGGAGATAGCACCAGCGGTTGCACCCTGATTTGAGGCGTGGGCGTCTGAGTAGACATTGCCCAGAACATCGGTATCCACGGCGACCTTGAGGTCCTTAGATGCCGTTTCCGTCCACTTCTCTGTGTACGATTTGATGTCCGTCTGTGCTTCATCGACCTTGTTGGTCGAGAATGCCCAGCTCTTGCCCTTATCAATCAGAAGATCGACCGGAGTTGCCAAAGGCTGTTCATACACAAGGGCCTGTCCCTTGGTATGATCGCGGATCGTGATCGTCGGTGTTGCACGGATATGTACCGTGTTCCCCTGATCTTTGATCTCACCTTCGTAGTCTGTGTTGCATATCGCGCCACATACGGTTCGTGCGTAGAATTTGATCAGAAGCTTTCCTGACCATATCTCCGGCACATAGCGCATGGTGCTGGCCGCGATGTCCCTTATACCTGCTGCGGTTGGGTAGGCCATTTCCTATACCTCCTTGTGTGCGTTTTTGCCTTTGTCTGACAAACTGTTACCGATACGTCATTTAGACGTCTTCGATGACTTGTCCTGCCATTTGGGCGTTGTCTATTACTGCCATTATCTTCTGCGCCACTGGATGCCGTTCTGGGTCAGGTGCATATTCACCAGAGGCTACTTCCTTGAGGAAAGCCTTGATCTGTGAACGATAAACGGGCTGTACCGGTTGTGCGTTCACTGGTCCTTCTGCGCCTGTACCGGGAGCGGAATCCGGTCTTACTTGAGATTCGATACTTGCCTGCGGGTCGTGTCCAAACCCTGATGCCTGCTTGAATTCCTCAAACAGTTTCACGGTAGCCTGTATGTTCTCGTCAGCCATTGCCGCTTGGCCTCTCTGCATGTAGGTCAGCCCCGTGACTGGATCTGTGCCATTCATGAACTGGATGAATTCAGGTGATACATTCAGCATCGAAGCGTTCGGGCACGAGGCGTCTACTGAAGCCCAGAACCTGTCGTTAGCGTTCTGTGCCTGTGATGCCTGCTGAACCTGCATCATCTCCTTGAGCCTTTGGTCAAATCCATCACGCGCCTTCTGGGCTTCTTCAAGGTCTTTCTGCCTTGTAGCCTCTGCTACTGCCAAAGCCGCTCTACCTGATGTTCCGAGTGCTTCTGCCTGTGTGGTGTACTCTGCCTGCTCTTCAGTAGTTAGTGCGCCCTTCCAGACGGGTTCAATGGGCCTCTGTGCGGCATTAGCGAGTTCGGTCAACTGCTTCTGCTGTCCTTCTGCGAGTGCCTGTATCTCACGAAGCTGTGTTGCCATTGTGGGAACTTCAGAGTTGTATTTGCCCATGAGTGTGTCGTGTTTCTGCTGTAGAATCTGATTCTCAGCCCTGAGCCGTGCGGATTCATCTACTACCGGAGCTACCGGTGCCGCTACGGGGGCCACTGGCGCTACAGGAGCCACGATAGGTGCTGGTGCAACTATATGACTGCCCTGTGCTGGTATTGGTGTTTCTGCCGCTACCAAGTCGCGCAGACTCCGAATCGGTGGTACCTGAGTTGCAGGAGCCGGTTCTACTGGTGCAACCGCAGCCACTACAGGAGCGGGAGCAACAACTCCACCATCTGCTACTGCTGGAGCCGCCATCGGATCAGGAACTATCCCGCCCGCCTGAGCATCCATCTCAGCCTGAAGTCGTTCTGCTTCTGCATTCGCCGCAACTACTGCTGCCGGCACTTCATTTCCATCTATAAGTTCAACTGTCATCTCGTCCATCTCCTTTATCGTCGGCTACTTCCCGGTACCCGACTTTGCCCGTTGTTCAACCCGTCAGGGGTGCTACTGAACCTTGCTGTGCCAATCTAGTTGCCTCTTCGGCTTCGCTAGTCTTAACTTTCAGCAACGTGTCCTTCGCATCCCTGAGTTCCGTAACTAATTCGGTCAGGTTCTTCGATTTACCTAACCCCCGATACACTTCATTTCCGTTCGCGTCTTCGTTCTGGTCTCGCTGATCTTCCCTGCACTCCTCAAGCCATTTGAGAAGCTCCACACCGTCCGGACTGGAGGCAAGCCTTGCGACTGCCTCCAGCGTCGAACGTCTTTGTGTGAGAGGGATCATATTTCTTAGTAATCGCCAAGCGGTGTCCAACTGATTACAAACGTAGCCGAGTCAACGTAAGCCGTTGAAGGGGCCGTAAGATCACCAGTATCAACTTCGAGGTTGTAGTACATCTCAACGGCAGTGCTGGTTCCATCGAACTGAGCCGAGGATGCCAAAGATGCGCTGACAATGTTGGTCCAAGGATCAATGCTCGTCTTCGGACACAGATTGACAGCCGTTGTGACTAGACCGGTTGTTACGCCGATGGTCGTTCCGCAGGAGTAATCTCCACCTTCAGCGGCGGTGATAGCGGTGTTGGTCGCCATCGTGACGTTTGCAACCGTTATGCCGTGTACCAGAATTCGTCCTTCAGGGAACACAAATACCTTTGCGCCACCGACATGATTCGTTCCCGTTCCACCAAATCCAATCGGAACAGCGAGATCATCAACCGTGATTGTGGTCTGACGGAGATTGCCAACATCTGAGCTTGTCGCTACAGCCGTGGAAACAACACCTGTGCCACCATCAGTGCTGGCACTTGTGATGCCATTACTGACCGTAAGGCCGTCGCAGGCCACTAACGCACCTTGGACAGTGAGTCTATCTTCAAATACTGGATCACCATAAACGCGGTTCAGTTCCAACTCTTCGTAAGGCGCTCCGAAAGCCATGCCGGCCACCATCAGCATCCCTATGACTACTATTGCAAGTCTGCCTGTCTTCATATTCCTCTTCTTTTGGCCGTTAAGCCGCTACTTTTTGTGCCTGTTGTTGCTGTTGAGCCTGCGCGGCGGCGGCGTCTTCCGCCTTCATGCGCTCTATTACTGCCTTCATCTTCTCCTTGTTCGGAATGATGTCGTCTTCCAACTGGAGAACTCCCTGCGTGGATCTGAGCAAATTAGCGTAGCCCTCGATCCCCATGATCCTCTGAGCAAGTGGATTCGCGCCTATGGTCTGAATGTATTCCATGCGCTGTGCGGCAAGCTGTTCCTGCTGCAGGACTGCCAAGGTGCCTCCGACGACGATCTCTACATCACCCTTGATGGCCTGATCGGGATCAAATTGCATGTTCCAGTCGTACTGAGCGCCTACCCTGTCGGCTATGATGTCTTGGTCAATTCGGCTGATTACTTTCTTGAGACCACGGGATGCGTTGCTCATCAGCATGGCTAAACCACCCATTGTGCGCCCTGCGCCTGCCACCTTATCGTTGCCATAGGAGTACGCTGGGATGCCTGTATAGTCGTCTGCCAGCTTGGCGAAGAAGTCGTAGATGGCGAGTAGCTCGTTGGCATTGGATTTTGGCTGGAAGAAGTCGATCTGCTTACCCTGCATCTGCATCTTCCGAACGCACTGCCAGATTTTCCACGGATACATGGATGTGACTTTCTCACCAGGGGCAATTGAGTTGATGTCGTTTATGATCACCTGTGGTCCGGAGGCGATACCCAAGTTGTTGACCAATGCTCGCACTGAGGCGTTACAGATGCCCTGCAGGTCTCTCATAAGCTCTGGGATGCCCTTGTACCACCATGACCCGGGAACCTTGCCCCAGCCTGTCTTGGCGTAAGGTCTGCGGCCTAGTGGATCAGGGTTGAAATCGACGTAGACGAGGAATGAGCCGATCTGGATGGCGTTGATCTCGTATTCCTCTTCGGCCACTACGGGCTTGTTGTCAGGAGTCCGGAAGATGCCTCTGTCGAGTAGGAGTTGCCCGAATACACTGCACCAGTACTCTTTGCCTTCAATGAAGTCCTTGTAGAAGTCGAGTGTGCTTTTATCCTCAATATCTGCCCGCATCTGATCGATGTTCAGGTGCATCCTGAGCCCGCCCTTGCCGTATCGCTGTAATACGAGGTCAATTGCGCCCTTGTCGTAGCCCTTGATGCCGCGCATGGCTCTCAGACTCTTACGGGAATACCGGATTCTCTCTACCAGTGAGCCGTCATTGATCTTGATAGAGCCGTCTGAGGGGTACATATCCAAGGGATTCACGCGCTTATAGACCTGAATGGTGTCCCATACTGGTTTCGGAACCTTCCCGCCAAATGCTGACTTCTTCCACTCAAGTCGCTGTTTGCGCTCCATGACGGGGCCCTTCATGATTCCGGCCTTGAGCGTGGTTACATCGGTGATGAAATCGTCAAATTCGTTGTACCAGCCACCATCTATGAACTGATCGGCTATCTTGACTTCCATAGCATCGGCTTTTTGCTCTGCTTCGTCCTGCATGGCTTCGAGCATCTGTTCACGGAGCTGGTGTGCGCTTCCGGCAACGTCTTTTGGCCCCATGCCCTCGGCTCCTACGCCTTGTCCGTGGTCCTGCATGGATTGCTGCCACGTCATCATGGTTTTCTGGATGACCTGATTCGTAGTCTCTTCATCAAGGTCTGGGATGGGAGTAGGGGAGAGTGACCACGATTTCTTACGGTCTGAGGCCATTACATCGGTCAACCACGCCTCTGCGGCCCTGCATTTGACTCCAGTAAGCCCCATAAAGACGTCTGTGCCGCCCTGACGCAGGATTTCGGTGATTTTGTTGGAGTCATACTCGTTATTTCGCTGGTAGAGGGACGCGATCATCTGTGCATCGACCCCTGAGCGTTCACGATACTGCTGATTGGCGTTGAATATGCCCGAAAGATGACTGCTGAGTGCGGAAACGGGTAAAGTGTTCTGTGCGGCGGCGGCTTCGCGCTTCAATCGCTCGCGTTCTTCAATTTGTGCGTTGTTGGCTACGTGAATGAGACTTCCGGCATCGCCCGTGTTGTTTTCGGCAAGTTTCAGTACTGGACTAGCCATACAAAGACCCCTTAAACGGCAAAAAGACGGGCCTTGTACGATGTGCCGCACATGGCCCGTCTCGAAAATACATTCGCCAGTGAAGGAGCGACCAACACTGGCTTTTGCCTAAATTACACTACATATTGTGGGTGAAACGCATTTCTCCCACTTCAACCACAACATAGTATCACATTTGAGAAGGGATTGTCAAGGATGAGAGGGAATTCGGCTCAAGTCCACCCTGCGGGGTTGACTATTTCGATGAGGCGAGCGTGGGGCACAGAACCTTGAAGTTCGTCATTTGGTGAGTTTGCAACATATCCACCCTTGAACAGGAGGGCTGCATACTGAATTGCATCTGAGATGTGGGTGAACTTGTTGTACTTGTCGGGACGGGGTGAGTAGTTGACTCCATCTGAGCCGCGCATCATCCGATAGCAGTATCCGCCCTTGAACGCCTGTCTTGCCCTGATACATCTGGGATCGATCTTGAATCCCGGCTGTCCGTCTCTGAGTTGGAGCAGGTAATACGCCACTGCTTCGCGTCTAGGGGTGAAAAGGTTGGTGGATGCCATCTCAGCATGTATTCCACATTCCGCGAGCACCTGAAGACTTGTGGTGGCCTCTGTCTCGCCTCTCTGGTTGCCGGCTGGATCTGCAACGTAGGTAATCTGCATCCCTGCGTACTTGTTCGTGATGAGTGGCTTGAGGACGTCTCGAGCGAATGAGCGTACTCCGGTGTCATCTACCCAGACTTCATCGATTATCCTGAGTTGCCCGTTTGGTGACATCTGGCAGAACGCCGCACTCGGATGTAACCCCAAGTCGATTCCTACCACGAGCGGGATACCTCTGTAGACCTTGAGCCCTTCCTTCGGGCCTACGTGTATCTCATCTCTGTATTCGGGATAAACGGGCTTACCTGCCATCACACGGCCATATAATCCTTGGAGGTTGACCCGTATCCATTCTTCGGATTTGCCGCCTAGCTGGTCCATGTAGTACAGAAATCCGCCTGTCAGGTTCTTGATGTTCTCTGCTGGTGGGAAGCCGTGGGTGCCGTCGTTCGGGATATAGATCATCGGTTCGGAATCGCTTTTGCGTGGAACTTCGATGACTCCTGGTGGCTGTTTGAAGAATTCGTGGTTTTCGGGACACTCTACTTCTGCGAGTTCATGATACCAGTGCTGATCGTGTGGCGGGTTGGTGTCCATGATGACTCCCGTGAATGTCGGCCCACCAGTTTTCTCGCTTGGATAACGTCTGACACGACTCGTTGCCATGTCGATATGAACCTTGATGATTTCTTTGACTTCGTTGAACCAGCACATCGTAAGCTCCAGTGATCTCAGCTTGTCCACATGGGCTTCGTCATCGAGTGCGAGGAATATGACTTCCATGTCTACCGTGGTCCCATCGGGCAGGTTTACTACCATGTGGCCTTGTGGTGGAGGTGAGAATGTCAAGGGGCATACGGCCTGTGGACACCACTCCTGCCATGTCTTAATTGTTGTGGTCAAAAGTTCAGAAAAAGTTCTGCGAATAATGCAGTGCCTTGTTCTCCGTACCCCGTCCTTCCAAGGCTCCTGCTGGAATGAGCGCATCAGGAGTTCGTTTACACAGCTACTCGACTTACTGCTTCCCACTGGCCCCATGATTCCTCGAACGAATTTGTCGCTCTGATGGAACATGAGGGGAGTGAGTTCCGGCTTGTAGGTCGGGATTGCTCCTAGTGCTGTGGGGTCGTAGGTCATTCAGAAAAAGTACCCCAGTTTATCAAAATCCAGAATGCCCGTATATGCCGCGTAAGTCATTGGCCTATGTTCTCTTCGCTGGATTCATGTGTCCAGCCTGACGATTCGCTTTTGCCCATCCGTCCGGTTCGTTATCCCAGCCTCCACCGTCTACAGGAGTGCCCTTGTCGTTTATGGCGATCTTCCCCGTTGCGGCCTCAGTCTGCCGAATCTTCGTTCCCATCAGTCTCGGTTCCACTGGCATCTGATATTCCTCCTTTGCCCATTTCGATTACGTCTTTCGCGTATGGCCCCAAGACCACACAAATATCTTTCATCTCACGTTGTACCCTGAAGGCGAGTGGAGTTACCTTGATGCCCTTGGCGGCTTCGTAGAGTTCGGCACATCGCTTGTGAGTCTCGACTACGTGATAGAGCAGTATTCTTGCCCATTCTGCCATCTCTGCGTTGTGCGCCTGCATGGTTTTCGTCTTCTGACGAAGTGATGTGGATTTCGGTACCCGCTGCTTGGTCTTCTTCTTGCCCATAATTTTTAAGGTTCGCTGGCGTGGTAGCTCTCGGATGTTTCGACTAGGTGCTTTATGCGTATTTATGTATGGTTGGCTTCACCTGTAAACGTCCAATAGCTTTCCGCCGCCAGCTCCCCTTCCCATCGATTTGCCCGTTTATAAATCTTTTGCATTGCGTTCGTCTTGCAGTCCTATTTCAACTCCAAGTGAGTCGCTGTGTGGAACTACTCGCAGAGGCACCTCATCTATCGACCTGACTTCTCCACCCAATTCTTCTTTGAGGCATCTAGCCATCCACTCGGTAATCGGAATCGTGTCCAGCCCTCTGTTTTTCTCAAGTTTCCATGCGATAAGCTCGACTATGAACTCTGATACGCTGGGATGCTGGCCGAATTTTCTCATGCCGCCCTACGCTCCTGAATCTTGATACGCTTCTTACTGGTCTTGTGGGTGAGCCTGCGCCAGCCTTTAGGTGTGATCAAGTACTGCGTCTTGCTCATGGAAAGTGTGGCTTTGTTGCCGTCGAGTGTGAATTTGGGACGCCTCTTGACTCTGCGCTTGTAGGTGCGCTTCTCTTCGACGGGCTTCTGCTCTTGTGGCTCTGTGTGTTTCGGTTTCTCTCTGGACATCCATTTGGCTAATGTGTTCGTAATTGAATTGCTCAGTATGCCCATCAGTTCACTCCCGCTGTTAGTCCTTGGGGAAATCCAACTGCCCATCCCCAAGTGTTCTTGCCAATACGTTCAAAATCAAAAGCGATGGTCTCTTTCTCACCAGTAGCGATTACGGCTCCGACCACTTTGCGGTTCGGGTCGCGGCTGGCTTGTGTGAGTTGGTGGTAGAGGGCGGGGAGTAATTCGGCAAGATTCTCGTGGACAGAAAAACGCGGCACTAGCTGAATCCTTGGATGGCTCCAATCTAGTACCGCGTATTCTGCTGTCATGGCATCAATTCCTTACGCGGGTTTCGCGCTGAGGTCGCCTGCTGGGTAGCTCTCGCCACTCGGGCTGGACTTGCCTCCACCCTGCATTCCTTTTCCACTCTTCTTTCCGTATCCCATGGTCTTTCTCCTTGCTGCGGTGTTACTATAGTACGGTGGGCATTATAACTGACCTCACCGTGGAAATCAAGGTTATGTTGCTGGAGCACATTCTACGTGTGTCAGCCTTTCGATTCTCGGATTGTATGCGTTCCTGCAAACGTCACAGATTACCTGTGCGCCTTCTTCGTAGAAACTCTTGGCATTCCGCTTTACCACCATCATGTTGACTGTCTTTTCGTGGCCGCAGTCGAGGTAGAGCAAGCGGCTCACCGTATCTGTCTTGTCAACTACTCTGACGATGTTGCTTGCGAAACACGGAGGATTCTCAAACGGCTTCCTCCATCCAGGTCGCCGGCGGTCCCAATATTCTTTCACCATGTCGG